TGCCAGATAAAAAAGTTTGACATTTAAAAAATTATACATATAACTATGTATAGTATATAAAATATACATTTAGCCCCTATATGGATTACCTATATGTATATTACATCACAAACGACAATGCGATGAGACTTACCTAATTTAACAAGCCCAGTATGTACAACTGCACCTTGATCTAAGTTAGCCCCTAATCTGTAATTGTAATTTGTATCTGTGACCTTGAAAAGTGAGGAGGACTAACTATGGCTTTTCAAACTGCGGCAGGACATGGAAATCTACCCAACGGTAATTTCAGTCCTATTATCTATTCCAAACAGGTACAGCTTGCTTTCCGTAAGTCATCTGTTGTGGAAGGTATCACAAACTCTGACTATTTTGGTG